CTTCCATAATTAGCAGGCCCTGTGGGGCTAAAAACACTACCAATTTTATAGGGAGAATATGGGTTGTCTCCAGTTTGTTGGGGCGTAATTTGAGAAGGAGGCGTTGGATGCGCTTTCTGATAATCTTGTTGTTGCTGTTGTAATATGGCTAGATTAGCTTGTGCTTGCAAAGAAGGTCTATCACTTGTTTGCAGATCGTTAAGTTGTTGAGCAGTTGAGCTACCAAATGTTTTTTGCAGGTTTTGAAGGTCACTGCCCGTTAAACCAGGCGTTGATGCAACGTAATTCACAAGAGCAGGATTGTCGATTTTATACATGCTTTTAAGATTTCTAGCCGCATCAGTTTGATTTTGTTTGTCTATTGCATTTTGTGCAGGAGCATTTTGTGCAGATAATGAGCTATCTGCTTGTGGTTGTGCAGATAAATTTGATAGTGGAGATAATGAACTACCTGTTTGTGGCACTATTGAAGGATTTGATAGTGGAGATAATGAACTACCTGCTTGTGGAACATTAGATCCTGTTACTTGACCTCCAGCAGGACTCATAGATTGAGAACTATCAGATGATGAGTAATTAGATGGTGGCAAGGAAATAGCATTATCTGTAAATTGATTCTGATTAAGTAAAGTAGAAAGAGGTGATGCAGTTGTATCAGTGTTTACATTACTTGCATTTGGAGGTGCTGTTGACATCGAATAATTTGGATTGGGAACAACATTACCGTTTTCATCCATGTAAACTTGATTTTGACCAGAACCAAAAATAGCCATGACGCTCTCCTCAATGTTGAATAATGCCGTTCGTAATCACAACAGGAGATGTGGTTAACTTGGATACAGCGTTGTTTAAAGTGGTTAAATCAGTGCTCAAAAGCGTGTTATACGCACTAGCTTGGTTGGTCAAAGCAGTTGACAGGTTAGTAGCATTGGTAGACGCCATGCTTGTTAAAGCTGTATTGGCGCTAGTAGCCATACCTGTTAAGGCAGTATTTGAGTTACTGGCCATACCTGAGATTGCAGTTGATGCGCCATTTGCAATGCTCACAAAAGCCGTATTGGAATTAGCTGCCATAGAAGCCTGATTGTTAGACCCAGTATTAGCAATTGAAGCAAACGTACCATTAGTATTGATAGCAGTCGCTGTAGCATTGTTAGACTGTGTGGTAGCCACTTTAGCGTTTTCATAGATGCCAAATCCTTGAACGACTGTGGGTAACAACAACGATGCCCACTTGAGCGCATCATCCCCAGAATTCCTTGGTGCGTCAATCTTTTGCTCTTGACCGCCACCATTCATACCCATTTGCATAGACATGATAGCGGCTACAGATGCAGTTGGATCGCCTTTCTTGACCACTTCAGCCAGCACTTGGTACTTGGCTTTATCAGCCTCGGCTTTGTAGCGGGCAATCGCTACTTGAGTCTCAGAATACTTCTGGTAATCACTGGTTGAAGAGCACCCAACAAGCGCCACGACTGCGAGGGGGATGGCGTACTTAATCATCTATTTTCTCCTTGAGGGAATCCCTCACTTGGTTGTAACTGGTGATGCAGGCTTGGAGGGCTCGGATGGCTTTGTCCCCGTCTGCTGTGATGGCGATAAGATTTGAAGAAGCCTGTCCGTCAAGTTCGGCTCTAGCTTGAGGTTGATCTCCTCCGGCAGTTCCGGCGGCGTTGGCGGAACATACACTATTGGAGGTGACGGGGATTGACAAGCGCATAGCCCCAGACTGCACATCAGCAGTGAGTTTGCTAATCTTAACTTGAGCTTCATTGTTGGCTTTCCTCAAAGCAGATGCAGTCTGGTTAACTTTTTCGTTCAGCTCTCGTTCTTTTGCTCTGGCTTCGTCGTTGGCTTTTGCAACTTTTGCAACAGCTTCCTGATAGCACTCTTGATAGCCTTGATGATGTCCATAGAAATATGCTCCTAAAATAGCGCAAATTGCGCCGATGATTAACCAAGGATTAAACATTTGAAGCCCTTGCTTGCGCCATTCTTTCACGCTCATGGTCAGCTTCTAATGTAGGGGGGCTCATGGGAGGAGGGGGTGGAGTCCATCCTGCCGAGCTCATCATTACAACTGGGGCAGGTGGGGGTGCTACATAAGCATCCTTGCCAGCCTTGACATTGTTCATCATAGCCGTTGCTTCATTGGTCAAACCTTTGGTCATTATGCCTCCAATACCGCCTACAATCAACAAAACAATGTCGTTGAGCATCTTGGTAAAGGCCTGGTCAATGGGCGCCATAGCCTTGATAGGCTGGCTCACAAACATCACGCTATAGATCAGCGTGACCACAATAAAGAACAGAATCAAGGTCACTGTAATAACAACAAAAGCCCGAACTCGGACTTCTATGTCATCGGCAGACAGTCGATCCTTGGGGCTGTTGAGGAGCGCTAGGAGGATTTCCTTCAATTTTCTTCTCCAAAATGGGTGCTACTAAATATTCAGGACAATCTTGATCAAACTCACATCTGGGTTTCTGGCACATTTCTTTGTTGAAATTATCAGGGTCTTGGCAAAAATACCTGTACTGGTCATGGCAACCTGTACACAAAAATGGGAAAAGTATACATATCAATATTGAAGTGTATACAAAACTGAATTTTTTAATCATTTGCCTTCAATCCTTTGTAGGGCCTTGTTAACCCTGATCTCCATTTGTCTGACGTCTACATACATCCAAGCGATCAACGGAACAAACAACAAAAGAACAATCAACAAAACAATGATCAGTAAGATGGCGAGTGAGTCAGACTGACGATCATCAGCCATGCCCACATTAGCATCAGCACTGTAATTACTGAAGCCACCATTCTTCCCTTGATTAGATCCGCCTTTTGCTCCCGTTGCCATTTTGCTCTACGCTCCTTTAGCATTTCCTCTCGTCTTGCAAGCGCTTGCACATTGGCAATGTGACCAATTTGCTGATTGACCCGAGTATACAAGTCCTTCAATTCATGTGGAACGTGGTACACCATGTAATCACTCAGCTCCTGATTCAATTTCTCCATCTGCAAATTGGCAATCGTGATCTTGATCGCAGCTTCTTGGCCTTCATCGTTATTTGCATGGAGAGCAAATTCTTCCTGTTCTTTGACATAATTCTTTAGCGAGTTATACGCTTGAAAGAACTTGATGAGAGCATCACTGACCTGTTGGTAAATGAGGTTTTCGTCAAATTCTGGCGGTGGCTCTTTCTTCTTCTTGACCTTCTTTACAGGTTGAGCAACTTGTGGTTGCTCTTCCTCTTTTTTACCAAAAACAGCACTCAAGAACCCAAGAAGACCTTTGGCTTTCTTTTGTACTGTCTTAACGTCTTTGACAACTCCATCAACTTCATGGGAGATGTCAGCAACAATTTGCCTACCCTCTTTGTACATCTCACAAGCGTCTTTGCAGAGCTTGAAAGCGCCTGAAGCAAGGGCAACAAGGGTAAACGGATCAATTTCAACACCTTAAATTTAAACCCCCACCTAAGTGGGGGAGGTTAACTCAATTTGTTGCAGGTGCTACAGCAGAAGTTGCTGTAGAGTCTGCGGGGGCAACAACAGGATCAGCGGGAGCGGCCACTGCGTCTGGCAAAGCATCGTGAGTGACTGTGTAGCCATGATCAGTGAGCAATGTGATTGCGTCTTGAATGTTTTGTTGTTCTTCAGTTAAGAAGTCAGCAAATTTAGAAGCCGCATCATGTTCAGCAGAACCTTGAGTAAAACCCAATTTAGCTATGAAATCTTGTAGAGATTGAAGCACGTTGATCATATTAAATCCTTAAAAATTACAGCCAAAACGACTGCTCTAAAATTTTGCAATACAAGAATGAACTTACCATTACAAACCAAAAAATTTGTGAAAGAACTGGGCCGCAACCCCTGGCCCAAGGAGAACCATGAGCATGACACCATAGAGCAAATACTCTATTTTGGTCATGCGCTTGTCGCCGTCTTTCAACATCTGAAAGATTTGGTTATATCTTTCACTGCAAATTGCTTCGTGGACAGCTAAGTCCTTTTCAACATCTCCGCTCATTATTGGGCAGGTGTTGCGTTTTCACTACTAGTTAAACTAGTATCTGAAACGGGTTCTGGGATGGGTTCCACAGGAACTGGAACAGTTGGAGCAGTGTTTGTAGCAACATTTGTTGCAGATACATTTTGCATGGATGCTTCTTTTTTGATTTGGTCAATAAAACCAACTACTTCAACATATGGACGATTGCCTAAGTATTGAAGAATTGAGTTCATTAAGGGTAGTGAAATGTTCATGTTTTTTCCTTTAAATAATTTCGGCTGAAGTAACCTGTATAACAGGTTGGGGGGCTAAATTTACAATCAAATTGAAGTGAACAAATTTTAATGGCTTTTCATTTGCATGACGAGTAAATGAATGCGGTAGCCAAGAATTAGAAAATATTAAAAGTCCAGGCTTGGGTTCAAAGTTAATCATTTGACTGGCAGGAGTAGCTATATTCATATCTTGTTCAGGTAAGCTAGACATTACTTTACCCTGTCTTGGATCATGAAATACCACTCTAGAAGAATTTTCAGGCACTTCAAGGAAGTAAAAGCCCACAATCTGTGCGCCAAATCCATGAACGTGTTGCTCCATTGCGGAATGCTTGTGGTGTTCCTGTGTCCACATTTCTGTGAATGTGACCACTTTATCTTGCATGGCATAACCCTGCTCACTAAGAATGTTCCAAGCCGTACCACCAACAAACTCAGCAAATGCTTTTACTCTAGGATCATCAGCAAATGACCCACTCATCATTACAGGATAAATTTCATCTAGTTTACGTTCAGCGTGTTGCTTGGCTAAAGATTCGTTTGAAACTTCAGCTATGGATTCAATAAAGTCAGGACGCTCAATTAGATAGATAGGACACGGAAAGTGATAAGCAACTTGTAATTGCGTGTTTTGTACAACTTCTTTAACTTGTTGTGCGGCTTTACAAACCTTTTTGCTTTTCACTTTAGCCATGCTTTTCTCCTTAAGGATTTGATGGTATCACAACCCATTCGCCAGTTGTCCAATTCCAATAATACTTTTGACCATCAGTAGGCTTAGCAGTATTAGGTGTCCACTCTAGCGTTGTTGTGTTCAATGTGACATTGGGACCAGGTGGATTTGCTTGACGTTCTGCAATCAATGCAGACTTTTCTGCGTCTGTCATTTCAACCGCAGTCCAAACATCTTCCCAAGTCACACCATCAGATGACAAAGCATAAGTGCATTGTGCCGTTTGAAATGGGCTTGTAATCAATCCTTCAGGTTGTTGAACACGATTGAACATTGTCCAACCTTGTGGAATTTGTCCATAGGCTTGGATTAGATTGAAATCGTAAACAGGATGGTTTACAGGTTGTCCATTTTCAATTTGAATAAATAATGCCATTTTTTTACCTCAATTAAGGATTGCCAGCGCAAGTTGATGGGAATGAACGGGTCGATCCAGGCCAGATTATTCGCACTGCGCCACTACCACCAATACCTGAACTTGTCGAACCTCCTCCGCCACCATATGCGCCACCTAGTCCATTATTACATGTAGAGTTTTGTCCTCCGTTTCCTCCGCCGCTACCACCGCCACCACCTATTGCGTATGTAGTTCCAGCACCGCTTGTTCCACGACCAAACAATCCTACGCCGCCACCACCAGCAGAATGTCCTGATGAATTTCCAATTTTTCCAACACCACCAGCTCCTCCACATGAACCACTACACCCACTTGCAGATGTTGAACTACCCGATCCACCATTTTGTGTACCACTGCTGAAACTTGTTGAAGAATTGGGAGTTGTTCCATATCCTCCAGCTCCACCTGGCCCTCCACCACGACATAGTTGTGATCCTCCACTATTACCTCCTCGACCACCGCCATCCCCAGTATATGATCCTCCAAGTCCAAGTGTTGTACACCCACTTGCCGAATGAGAAGACCATCCGCTTACAACTGTTTGAGCACAAAACCATGATGAAATATTTTGAGATGGTCTAGCTGTTCCAGAATTGCTTCCAACAACTTTTACTGTATAAGAGTTGCCAGGTACTACAGTAATATTATTTTTATATCCAAGACCACCACCACCACCTCCAGTTGCCCACCATCCAGAACAAACTGTAGATTGATTTACTCCATTACCGCCACCACCAACAGCAACAACGCTAACGCTTGTCACACCGCTAGGAGCAACCCATGTGTAAGTGCCTGGGGTTGTAAATAAAGCAGAACCTTTTGTAGTTCCTACGCAAGTGCTTGGGAATTGACGAGTTGAACCTGGGCCGACAATTCGGACTGCACCGCCTCCGCCTTTTGAGGCGCTACAAGGGGGATATTGACCATGTCCACCACCACCATAAATTCCAGCACCAACGCATCCATTAGAACCACCAGAGCCACCTTTTCCTGATGCACCTGTGCTTGAACCCCCAGCTCCACTACTGCCTAGACCATATATACCTACTCCACC